CGAATCATGATTCAAAATAGTGGACAAAGATTTAAATTTGTAAGATCAGCAAATGACTTTAGATTGTTAGGTGTATCAAGTTATGATTCAACCGGCGGCGGCACTCAAAACGCTCAAGGTCTTATGAATTTCTATTCCGGACTTAGAACTAGTAATGGTCCTATAGCAATTGGCATTACTGGAGACAACAAAATGACTGCAGGATATGCATTGGAAGTATCATCAATTACAGACAGAAATGGTACTAGTAATGCCAATGTTAAAATTGATGGAACGATATCTATAGCTCAAAGGATTAATCATTACGGAGACACTGATACATATATGGAATTTAATACAGCAAATTCTTATAGATTAGTCGTTGGTAATAGTGAAAAAATGAATTCTAACTCTACCTCTACAAGATTTTTAGCCGGAGGATTATTCCAGATAGGTAATGACAATGTTGGTTCTACGCGGACAGATATAATTGCAAATAATGCTAGCGGCTATGCTTTGTATATAGATAATCATGGAAATAATTCCAATAGATTTGGAATGATAATAACATGTGGAAGAAATACCAATCAAGGAAATATTGATGGATATCTTATCACCTTATGTAATGGTGCCGGCACCGCGGTTGGGTATGTAACTTATGATGGGAATACTGTTACTTACGGAACATTTACAGGAGTACATGATGGGTATGTATTAAACGATGACAGCAAAAATTCTTCTATTAATGAGACATCTAGTCAGGCCTACCCTCCAGGAACAATTGTTGTAACAGTTAAATCAGATCTATCTGGAAGCAATCAGCCAACACATAGAATAGTATCATCATCAATTCATCAAGATAAAAGAGTAATAGGTGTATATGGAAATCCTCTAGANTCAGAACCATTAGGAGATGAATTTGAATATAAACATCAGTTTATGTCTTTAGGGGATGGTATAATATTAGTATCCAACCAAAATGGTAATATTGAAAATGGAGATTATATAACAACAGCTTCAGGATCCGGCGGATATGGTTGCAAACAAAATAGTGAATTTTTAGCAAATTATACAGTTGCAAAATCATTAGAAGATGTTGATTGGAGTACAGAATCAGAAACTACAAAATTAATTCCATGTACATATCATTGTGGATAATTACAAAACGAATTTAATAAAAGATAGTTATACAATGATGTAATATTTATATAAAAAGATTAGGAATCGTGAGATTTTTTTCTTATCTTTAATAAACAAAGAAATTATGAACAACCTAGGAACTTGGATAGCAGAACAATTAATAACAGAACAAAAGATAAAAACTGTAATTGCAATATTTCCAGGCAGGTTTCAACCAATGGGTCCACATCATGTGCAAACCTATAATTGGTTAGCAAAAAAGTTTGGTAAGGCAAATACATTTGTAGTAACATCAGACAAAGTAAAATTACCTAAGTCGCCATTAAACTTTAAAGAGAAACAATCTATAATTAATAAACACGGCATTAAAAATGTTGTACAAGTTCGCAATCCATATCAATCCGTTGAATTATTAAAGGACTTTGATCCAGAGACAACTGCAGCGGTATTCATGGTAGGAGAGAAAGATGCAAAACGATTAGGAGGCAAATTTTTTAGACCATGGAAAGGTGTAGCAGATGTAGGTTATAAAGATGGAGCATATACATTAATTGCACCTCATGTTTCATTAAAGGTTCCTGGCATAGGAGAAATGTCCGGAACAACATTAAGACAATCATTGGCAAATGCAGATGCAACTATGTTTAAAGACATAATGAAATTTTATAATAAGCCAATACATCAAATGGTATTAGATAAATTTAAAAATTTACAAGAAGAAACTATAGGTAATTTTTTATTGAAATATCCTATCAATGAAGTATCATTAAATTCAGTAGGTAGCAATACAGACGTAGATGATGGTCCTAGATATTTTTATGGAAGTCAAACTGCATATGAACAATCNTCTAAAAAAATGGCCGAGTCACTAGGATATTCAGTATTAAATTATATTATGGATGGCGGCATGTCAGAATTAGGAAACACTAATTTTCCAGATGGCCCGCCATTAGGTGTCTCATATTTTCCGGTAGGGCAAGCAGGAACATCAATGTCTGGAACAGATTATACCGGTAATATAAAAGGTAAGCCTGCATATAAAAAGTGGCAAAATTATATAAAAAATATTGCAACTAATGTTGGTTATAACTTTTTAGATTTCCTAGGAGCAGAAGATGCAATAGATAGTACAAAAAATGATCCAATGAAACCGGAGGCGTTAGTACAAGAACAGGTATTAACAAAAGAGTGGTGGTCATCCATAATGGAAGATATATCAGTTCCAGTTAACATCGGTGATACTGTATTAATGGGCAAATTTAAAAATAAAAAAGTAGTTGTTAAATCTATAACTAAAAATGAAAAAGGAGATTTATTGATAAATGGTCGTCCAGCATTTAAATTTAGATTAATGCCTGTACAAGAAAATATTTTAACAGAAGCATCTGCAAATACACATTTAACTCATTTAGAAGAATTATTAATCACTCAAGGTGCACAAGGATATAAATTAGCCAAATCATTTTTATTAGAACTTATTAGGAATTTAAAGGGTAATTCCAATGCAAAAGTTAATACATCTGTTAAATGGGATGGAGCACCTGCTATCTTTACCGGGATCAATCCTGACAATGGTAAATTCTTTGTAGGAACAAAGTCCGTCTTTAATAAAGAACCTAAGATTAACTACACAAAAGAAGATATAGAACAGAATCATGGCCAAGCTCCAGGATTAGCAAAAAAATTATTAGAAGCTTTGGAATACTTCCCAACATTAGGTATAAAAAATATTCTCCAAGGCGATTTTATGTTTGATAAACAATCTCTTAAAACACAATCAATTGATGGAAAAAAACATTATGTGTTCAAGCCTAATACTATTACATATGCAGTAGATGCAGATTCAGAGTTAGGAAAGCGTATTGCAAGGTCAAGAATTGGAATTGTATTTCATACAACTTATAAAGATTTACAAAGTGGCGCATCCTTTGGAGCAGATGTGAGTGGATTGCGTGAAAATCCAAATGTATGGTATGATGACGCATTTTTTAAAGATACAACAGGTACAGTGTTGTTAACCAATGATGAGGCCAAACAAGTTTTAAATAAGATTAAACAAGCAGATTCTATAAAAGTTAATTATGATGAATTGCCGTCAGCATTATTAAATGTATATGTTAATAGTGAAATAAAAACAAATAGATTTTTAGAAAATCCAGAAAAATCATATGAGGCATTTGTAGAATGGACACAAGGAAAGATTGATAAAAGAATAGAAAAATTAAAGTCAGTTAAAGGCAAAGAAAAAGCAACATTAGCAGGACAACAACAAAGAGTTAATATAGAGTCTAGAAAACAAGACATTATCAATTTATTTAAAGTATCAAAATTATTTGCAGATGCGAAAATGATATTTGTAAATAAATATAATTCCGCTATATATACAACAAAACATTTTGTGGATGATGGTAAGGGTGGCCTTAAAGTTACTGCGCCAGAAGGCTATGTGGCAGTTGATCGTATTGGCAATGGAGTTAAGTTAGTTGATAGATTAGAATTTAGTAGAGCAAATTTTGCAATGGATAAAGGATTTACAAAATAAGTTTAGTATATTTATATTAAATACATGAAAAGGAACAACATGAAAGAAATAAAATTACGTGAAGTAATACGTAAACAAATTATAAAAAGATTATCAGAAGCCCCTGATTCATTTACATCTAAAGTAGGGTCATCTGTATCAGGTAAATTGGGCGGAGCAAAAGCTGCACTAAATCAAGGTCTAAAAAAGATTGATGTAAGTAGAGTATCTAAATTACCAAGGTCTCAGAAGATTAATTTATTAACAGCATTATTACAAAATGTAGGTGTATCTGCCAAAGATTTTGAAGCAATTAAATCTAGAGTAGGAAGACAATTATCATCTGCAGATAATGCAACGGAAGAATCAATCGAAGAGGCTGAAGGCGGGTATGAAATGCAAAAAGCTAAAGGCGGAGTTACTTCTAGAGATTTGGGTGGAGCATCTGCAGTTAATAGAGCAAAAACATTTCTTAGTGCAATTAATAGTTTAACAGGAACAGAAAAACAAAAAGCTATAGGATATGCTTTATCTCAAATGGGAGTAAATGCACAAGATTTTGATGGAATGAAATCAGCACTTAAAACAACTATAAAAAAATATAAATAGTATGGCAGCAGAAGACAAGTTACAAAACGTTAAGGCAGTCAAACAAATGATTGCTGGAACACATAAATCACAAACAAGAAAAACACATGGTTTCTCAGATGCAGCTGCAACTGCTAAAAGAAATCAAGTACATGCAGTTGGTGATATATGGGAAGAAACAGATCCTAAATCTGGAACTGTATGGAAAATAACTCAACATGACGGATTTCGATCTAAAGTTCCTGCAAACAGTGTACGTGAAGAAATAAATAAAATATTAAATGCTCCTGACAATTGTCCTTGTTGTGGCAATCCAATGAAAGGTGTTGATGAAGAACGTTTAAATTTAAAATTTTATTTTTCTCATAGCAAATGTTTTTCATGCGTAACCAAAGAAGAAACATTGATCAGATCAAAGGGCAAAGAAGCATGGGAAGACTATTCTAGAAAGAAAATGTTAGCAAATGCTAAATCATGGATGAAAGATGTTGATAAAGAAGTAGAAGAATTAAAAAAAGCTGTGACAGAAACATATTGGCAAAATGCTGATGGTAGAAGTGAAGATATAGATGTATCGGCATACATGAAAAAAATTGATAGTGATTATCAATCTTTAAAAGAAGAAATTTTAAATAACTTGGAATCTAAAAATGGCAACTAAATCAGAAATAACAAAGATGGGCAAAGAACTTGATAAAGTTGTAAAGGATATACAATTACAATTAACTGCATGGAAAAATGCCGGTGATGACATATCTAAATCTAAAGCTGTACAAATGTTAAAAAAACTAGGCAAAGATAAAGTTTTACTCAATAAAAAATTAGATGATGCAACGTTAAGTTTAGAAAAAGACGTTGAACTACAATTAAAAGAACACATCGATATAGTTTTAAATGATATAATAAATAATGAACACTAAACCAAATATATATTCTATTATTACACTTGCAATTGTTTTATTTATTGCATATACATACTTTTATAAAAAAGAAGATAATACATTTGATTTAAGAGAACAAGTATTGCAATCGCAAATTGATAGTTTAACTAATACAGTTGTAGAATATAAACACGAACGAGATTCATTAGATAATAATATACACAATTTAAATGATTCCTTAAATTTGTTACAATCTACTCTAGTCAACAAATCAAATCAAATTTACAAATTAAAAAAGAAATATGCTAAAAAAATTAAACATATTAATACTTATACTGTCAGTGACGTTAACAAGTATCTCTCAGACAGATACTCAAAATGATTCAATAGTTTGTGTTAGTAAATGGCTAATGCATAAAGTAATACAAGATTTGGAAATCGGAGATCTTGCGAAAGAACAGATAGTTATAGAACGTCAAATACATAAAACATTAGAAAAACAGTTAGCAATAAAAGATACTATTATATCATCATATAAACTAAAAGAATCAAACTTTCAAAATGAAATGGATGTTATTACAGAAGTAATGAAATTAAAAGATGGTCAGATAGCTGTTGCTAAAGATGAGACAAAACATTACAAGAAACAACGAAATTTATTTGGTGTCGGAGGCGGTGGAATTATTGCCTTAATTATTTTGATTTTGTTATAATTTTTTATATATTTAACTAAATGGCACAGAAATCCCTAAAAGAAATAGTAAAAGAAGAATACAAGCGATGTGCAGTTGACCCTGTACATTTCATGCGTAAATATTGTATTATACAACATCCTACTAAAGGCAAGATGTTTTTTAATTTATATCCATTTCAAGAAGAAGCATTAACTGATCTAAAAGATCATAGATATAATATAATATTAAAATCTAGACAATTAGGTATATCAACATTATCAGCCGGATATGCACTATGGTGTATGTTATTTAAATCAGATTACAACGTATTAGTTATTGCAACTAAACAAGATGTTGCAAAAAACTTAGTAACAAAAGTAAGAGTGATGCATGATAATTTGCCTAGTTGGTTAAAAGGTAAAAGTGTAGAAGATAATAAACTTTCATTAAGATTTAAAAATGGTTCGCAAATTAAAGCAATATCTTCAAAAGGAGATGCAGGTAGATCAGAAGCGTTATCATTATTGGTAATGGATGAAGCCGCATTTATAGATCGTATAGATGAAATATGGACCGCAGCACAACAAACATTAGCAACAGGTGGAGGAGCTATAATGTTATCTACTCCTAATGGTACTGGAAATTTATTTCATAAAACATGGAATGATGCTATGTCTGGTGGAAGATTTAATGCAATCAAATTACATTGGACAGTACATCCTGAACGTGATCAAGCTTGGAGAGATGAACAAACTCAATTATTAGGAGAAAAGGCCGCGGCACAAGAATGTGATTGTGATTTTATCTCATCCGGCCATACAGTAGTAGATGGGCCTATTATACAATGGTATGAGCAAACATATATACAAGAACCAAAAGAAAAAAGAGGCTTTGATGGAAATTATTGGATATGGGATTATCCAAATTATACAAAGGCATATACGGTTGTAGCAGATGTTGCTAGAGGAGATGGAGCAGATTATTCGGCATTTCATGTATTAGAAATTGAATCAATGACTCAAGTAGCAGAATACAAAGGAAAATTAGGTACTACCGAATATGGTAATATGTTAGTAACAATTGCAACAGAATGGAACAATGCATTACTAGTAATTGAAAATGCGAATATAGGATGGGCAGTATTACAGGTTGCGATCGACAAAGGATATGAAAATTTATATTATTCTTACAAACAAGATGCATATATAGATGAAGATGTCCATTTAGCTAAAAATTATGATTTAAAAAATAAATCACAGAAAGTCCCAGGATTTTCTACAACATCACGTACTAGACCATTAATTATTTCAAAAATAGAAACATACTTTAGAGAAAAATCTCCAATCATACGAAGTAAACGTTTAACAGATGAAATGTATGTATTTATATGGAATGGGCAAAGAGCAGAAGCACAACGAGGCTATAATGATGATTTGATTATGGCATTTGGAATTGCATTATGGGTACGAGATACTGCATTAAGATTACACCAACAAGGTATAGATCTATCTAGAAAGGCAATAGGCCACTTAGGTAAGTCTAGTGGAATGTATACCGGCACTGGTAATGAAAATAAATCATGGCAAATGCAAGCTGGTAAGGATAAGGAAAATCTAAATTGGCTTTTAGATTAACAAGATATTTATATAAAAAGAAAAATTGATATGGCAAATACATCATTAAGAGCTCGATTAGGTCGCCTCTTTTCAACTAACGTAATAGTAAGACGAATTTCAAAGAATCGTTTACGAGTAGTTGATACTAATAAACTGCAATCCGATGGTGCAGTTTCAAATTCATATATAGATAGATTTTCAGGATTGCAAAGAGGACAATCTGGATATGGCGGCTATAATCAAACAATGAACTTTCATCAATCTAAATTAGAATTATTTTCTGATTACGAAGCAATGGATATGGATCCAATATTAGCATCGGCATTAGATATATACGCAGATGAATGTACAGTTAAAGATACAGAAGGCGACACATTAACTATATCAACACAAAATGATGAAATTTTAAAAGTATTGAAAAATTTATTTAATGATATACTTAATATAGATTATAATTTATGGCCATGGATTAGAAATGCTTGTAAATATGGTGATTTTTATTTACATTTAGATATTGAAGATGATATTGGTATAGTTAATGTTACTCCGTTATCATCATATGAAGTACGTAGAGATGAAGGATATGATGAGCAAAATCCATATGCATATAAATTTACATTAGAAGGATCTCATATGGCATATTCATCTGGCGG